AGGTGGTGGCGGAGCAGGTGGTGTGCGTTCAAGTGTTACAGCCACAGGTGGCGGAGGCACATTAGAATCAGCAATAAACTTAAACTTTGGTGAAAATTACAGAGTCATAATTGGTGGCGGTGGTGCTGTTGGCTCAAATAACGGCTCAAACTCTTCGGTTGCTTCAATAACCTCTTTTGGTGGCGGATTTGGTGGTAATGGTAATAATACTCCTGGTGGTGATGGCGGCTCAGGTGGCGGTGCTGGTACTCCAATTATTACTGGAATTACTGCTCAAGGTGGTTCTGCTGTAAGCGGTCAAGGTTTCGCTGGTGGTACTTCGGTAAGAGGTGCTAATGCTTATGGCGCTGGCGGTGGTGGTGGTGCTGGCGCAGTTGGTAGTAATGGAAATGGTACAAGTGCTGGTGCTGGTGGCGCTGGTGTAGCCGTTTCAATTACTGGCTCATCTGTTACTTATGGCGGTGGCGGTGGTGGTGGTCATAATGAAACAGCAACAGTAAATGGAGGTTCAGGTGGTGGCGGAGCAGGAGGTCGTAGCGGAGCGTCCGCAGTAGCAGGAACCGCAAACACAGGTGGTGGCGGTGGTGGGGGTGGAAACGCTGGCACACCTGGGAATGGTATTGCGGCGGCAGGTGGCTCAGGCGTTGTAATCCTTCGCGCTCTTACCTCAGAAGGAACTTTTTTTGGTGGCACTCAGACTACATCAGGTTCATACACGATTTATACATTTAATTCATCAGGAACTTTTGGGATAGCAAGTGCCAAAGCAACAGGTGGGACTATCACTTTGGACGCAAGCGGTGGATACATTGTTCACACATTCACTTCATCAGGAACTTTCACACCAAGTCAAAATCTAACTTGTGATTACCTTGTGGTTGCTGGCGGTGGTAGTGGTGGCGCTCCTGGAGGTGGTGGCGGAGCAGGTGGTTTTAGAACGAATACTGCGCAATCGTTTACAAGTGGAACTGGTTACACAATTACAGTTGGCGCAGGTGGCGCTGCTGTTAGCGGGAACGCAAGAGGTAATAGCGGTAGTAATAGTTCTATTGCTGGAAGTGGTTTTACAACTTTTTCTGCTACTGGTGGTGGAGGTGGAGGTCAAAGCACCACCGCACCTCTTACTGGTGGTTCAGGCGGTGGCGGCGGAAGAGATGGCGCTTCATCGGGTGCGGCTGGTAATGCTGGTTCTTACAGTCCATCAGAAGGAAATTCAGGTGGAACAAGTCAAGTAAATGGTTTCGTTGGTGCTGGCGGTGGTGGCGGTGCTGGTGGAGCAGGTCAAGGTGGAACTGGTATAAATGTAAGTACGCTTGAAATGGCAGGAGCAGGTGGAGCAGGAAGCCCATCAACAATTACAGGTACTAGAGTTGTGTACGCTGGTGGTGGCGGTGGCGGTAATGAAAACTACTTAAATTTTGGTGCTACTAGGGCGCCTGGCGGTGCTGGTGGTGGCGGTGCTGGTGGTCTTGGAAATTCAATTAACGGCACAAGCGGAACCGCAAACACAGGTGGTGGCGGTGGTGGAGCAGGTAAATCTGTTGAAGATTCAGGCGATGGCGGCTCAGGTGTAGTTATCATCCGATATAAGGTATAAACCTAAAGGAGAGAAACAATGGCTAAAGATTCAAAAGTAGAACCAAAAGAAACAAAAGTATTTACTTATGAGGTAAAGATGATTGTTTCCGTGTTTGACACCGATGATAAATCGGCACAGGGTAAACTTGACCGTGATGGTGGTTATGTTTCTAAGCGAGATGTAACTCTCTTAGACGCTCAACCGATAATTAGTTAGGAATAAAAAATGGCAGGTACAACAAGCAAAGGTCTACGCTATCCAACAGCGGGAGACAACCCTGCCGTACATACCGACATTCTTAATCTAGCCACAGATGTTGATACTGAGTTAGATAACTACATCCTTGCCTCAGCGCCATCTTTTACCTCAACGGTAACTCTTGGTGCTGGTGCGGATATTATTTTTGAAGGTACAACTAATGATGGTTTTGAGACAACCCTTACGGTTACCGACCCAACAGCAGACCGAGTAGTTACCCTTCCTAACGCAACAACAACTTTGGTGGGACGCGATACAACTGACACGCTTACCAATAAGACTCTGACTTCACCAACTATTACCAACGCAACATTTAGTGGTCAGCAATCAGGATTAGAAATTGCTTTTAACAACTCAATAGTTTTTGAGGGTACAACAGCCGATGCTTTTGAACTGACCCTATCCGCTGGAGAACCAACCTCAGATGTAACAGTTACCTTGCCTAACGAAACAGACAAACTAGCAAACGAAAACTTTGTTCGAACATCTGTTCTAATGCTTGGTGGAATGTAATGACCTTTACCTACTCGGGAGACCCAAGTACCTCTACCCGAAACTATGTCCGTTTTTTAATCAATGACACAGATTCGACTGACCCTTTATTTACAGATGAAGAACTTAATTATGTAATTAGCGAGGCGGGTAGTAACGCTTACAAATCGGCGCGTGAATGTGCTGAAATTCTTATAGCCCGTTTTAGCCGTCTAGCCGATAGCAGTTCAAAGAGCGTTGGAGACATCTCGGTATCAGAGTCTTTCTCAGCCAAGATACAACACTACAAAGAATTGGCTAATAGTTTTCTTGTTCGAGAAATGCGTAAGTCGCCTCCAAGACCGTTTGCCAATGCTCAGGCTCTAAAGTCTACAAATGACAGAATTGTGGATGATTTCAATACTGACTTTTATGCGGGTATTCACGACAATCCAAATAATGTTTCTGACAAACGCATAGAAGAATAAGGTAGCCAATGGACGCTATCTATACCAAGGTCGCGGAGTTCATGACTGACTCCGTAGTATTTACCGCCAAGGCTTCAGTTGATAAATACAACAAACCTACTTTTGCTAATACCAGTACAACCGTTACTGGTCGTCTTATTTATGACACAGTTAAATCCAAAGATGTTCAAGGCGTTGAAGTTGTTGATATTGGACGATTCATCACCTATGGTCCCGCGACCTCAATCACGGTTGGTCATAGAATGGTCGTCGGGGCGGACACCTTTACCATCAATGGAGTAGATAACATCGCGGACGAAAACGGAGCGCATCACACCGTCATCAGATTTGGGCGTTAGTTATGGCGAAGTCGTCCTTCAAATTCGACTTATTCGGTGATGAAGAATTAGTCAATGCTCTCAAGGCTGGTAAGGAAGATACCCCTCGAGCCATAGCCCAAGCGATATGGGAAGAGGCTAATGTCATCTTTGCTAAATCTCAGATTTTAGTTCCAGTAGATACAGGCATACTTCGTGGCTCAGGTGGAGTATCCGCCCCACAAATGGGAAATCAAGGCTATTTTGTAGATATTTTCTATGGTGGTCCCGCCGCACCTTACGCTCTTTATGTCCATGAAATTATTGGCAATTACCATAAGCCACCGACACAGGCTAAATATCTTGAGCAACCTGTCATGGAAGCCATGTCCACTATCCAAGAAAACATAAAGGGTAGAATTATCGACATCATTGAGAAAGGTCACAGGGGCTAATGGCAACTATTCTTGAATCAGTAGGTGATTACCTACAAAATACGGCAAGCGCTTTTGGCGCTCATGCCAGCCAAGGCACTTTAGGCACCTCTATATTTTTGGCAGTTTTACCTGAGACCCCCGATGCTTGCGTAGCAATTTATGAGAACGCTGGTAGTTCCCCTACATTCACAATGGGGTCAGGTGGAATCCGTATTGACTATCCAATGCTTCAAATTATTTGTAGAGCAAGTCGTGAGGATTATCCAACGGCTAGAGACAAGGCAGAAAATATCCGCGTGTTGCTCGCGTCGGTGCTTGAACAAACGGTCTCGGGGGTACATATTATGCGTATTGAACCAATGGGTTCAGTAAACTTGTTAGGAGTAGACCCAAAGTATCGTCCGCTAGTGTCGGTGAATTTCAGATGTCTAGTGCGAATGTAAACGAGGAGCCACAGGCTCCTAGAGAGAGAGTGGTGGACCCGTATGGCAGAAACGCAACACTCGATGAGTTCCAGCGATGCTGGAAATGCGACAGACTCCTCTTCGAAAGCGCCACGCGCCCGTGGAGTATCCGATGCCCCCGTTGTAAATCCAAAAATAAATCAGGATGATTTTGCTTCTGCCTTAGATAATTTAGTTGGTATTTGGAAAATACAAGAAGGTTGTTCGGTAGGAAGAATTACAAGAGAATTACCCGAACCTTTACAAACAAAGTTCAAAGAGATACTACTAAACGAAAAAGTTAATTCTGCTCGCTTAGTAGAGGTCTTAGCAGATTTTGGCATTACGGTAGGCTCTGATGTTATGCGTAGACATCGTAGAAGGCTATTTGGAAAAGATGGGTGTAAGTGTCCGAATGAGTCTTGATGATGCTTTAGATAATCTGCTTAAAACTAGCGAGATGAATTCAGTTCAAAAAACTGAACCTCGTCAAAGACAGGCAGAATGGTTGCCTGGGGTTACTTGGCAAGGCGAAGAAGGAACCGTAACAACTCAACCAATGGAAGGCGATAACGCGCCTGATTGGTCAGGAGTTCTTCGAATGTGGGGATTAGACCCCGAGCATTTCCAAGTAGTAGAACCAGTTCTTTTCAATGTGTGGGGCGATACTTTAGGAATTCTTAATCGCCAATGGAAGGGCAAAGTAGTACGCAAGGGCAAACAAGAAGTTGCCGACATTGAATCTCTTATTCAAGAAATTAAGAAACATAAACCCCGCGAGCGCAAACCTATTGTTGGTGGAGCAAGCCTTGTTGTATGTGCCTCAGATTGGCAAACAGGTAAACGCGATGGCGATGGTCTAAAAGGTTTAGTAGGTCGATGGCTTCAGGCTATTGATGATGTTGAGTTTAGAATCAAAGAGTTAAAGAAGATTGGTCGCCCTATTGATTCAATCACCGTTCTTTGCCTAGGAGATTTAGTTGAAGGGTGCGACGGTCACTATGACATTCAAACCTTTACAGTTGAGGTTGATAGAAGAGACCAAGTAAAAATTGCCCGTCGTCTCCTAAGAGATGCTCTTATCCGTTGGTCGAAGGTTGTCCCCGATATTACAGTCGCGGCGATTGGTGGAAATCATGGCGAGAACCGCAAGAACGGTAAAGCCTTTACAACCTTAAACGATAACGATGATGTAGCCCTAGTTGAATCAGTTGCCGAAATTTTCCAAGCCAATCCTGAAGCCTATGGTCATATTCGCTTTGCTATTCCAAAAGATGAGTTAAGTTTGACAGTAGAAGTTCACGGGAAAATTATCGGAATAACCCATGGACATCTAGCCCGTAGTTCAGGTAGCCCTGAACAAAAACTCCGTCGGTGGATTGCTGACCAAACTCTCGGGCGTCAATCCATCGGCGATTGTGACATTTTAGTTTCAGGTCATTATCATTCATTTCGACTAGCAGATTGGGGAGGAGTCAAATGGCTACAAGCACCAGCCCTCGACGGGGGAAGCGTGTGGTGGAGACAATCAACGGGGGAGATTGCGGATGTGGGAGTGCTGACCTTTGTTGTGAGCAGTCAGGGAGTATCGGACATCCAACTATTATGAACGACCCTAGGGATATAGCCTTATACGCCGCTGAATTAGTCTCAGGAGACCGTCAGGACGCCTACGGTCATCCCCTTGATAACTTTACTAGGGCATCAAAGATATGGGCTGTAATCCTCGGCTGTGAGGTTTCTGCCGAGCAGGTAGCCCTTTGTATGGTTGGGATGAAGGTAGCCCGTGAGGTCAATCAATCCAAGCCCGATACGGTGGTCGATGGGATTGGCTACTTTCTGACCCTCAACATGATTCAAGAAGAGCGCCTCCGTAGGTTGAATTCCTAACCCCCTTTTGGTATACTCATCTTGTCCGAGAGGAGGACGAGATGACTGAGAAAGTAATCATCAAGGCGACAAAGATTGCGCCTTACGGCAAGGGGTATCAGGTAAACGCTTTCGTAAACGGTGTTGAGAGCGAGCAGACTTTCTATGGAGTCGCAAA